AAGTTCTGTGACGGTGATGCTTGTCTGGTGTAACTTCTCCATGCCAAAAAGTGTGTGCTCTCGTAAAGGGAGTATGCACTGGCTGCGGAAGAACTCAAGACGAAATTAGAGAGTGGTTTATAGCCACAGATAATAGAAAATTAGAAATATTAGATAGGATAAAAAATGTATAAAGTAACAGCATATTTTAAAGATCATAAAGTTGCACAAAAATTTTATGATTTATATGATGCTATAGATTACAGAGATAGTGCTGATGCTAACTATCCTATTAAAGTAACATTTGAAAAGGTAAAAGATATGAGAGAATATATTTACGAATCGTGGAATAGCGTTATGGATGCTAATATTAACCCACTTAAGAACATTCCTAACTTACAAGTTAGACATCTAATTATGCAGATTCTTGCGTGGATGTGGGTATCTGTATGCTCTATGTATATGGGTAGTATCATGTTCTGGGGTATTAATGCTATTGCCCACACACTACTACTTGCAGCAATCGTAATCACTGTTGGCACTTTTGATACTGCACGTCGTAACCCTGATGTGTTTAAGCGTATTGATGGTTATAATGGCCGGAGGTTGAATGGCGAGCATGATTGATTTAAATAAATATAAAGAGTTTGTAGACGGTGTAACATCAGAAACGTCTAAGTCATTAAATGATACAAGAGATAGACTCACTGAATTAGAAGATATGGGGCTTCCACATCCTTCCAGAATTTTAACAGGTGCTATCGGAATTAGTGGAGAAGTTGGTGAATACAATGAATTAGTTAAAAAACTAATGTTTCATGGTAAACCATTTAATCAAGAGTTTAAAGATCGACTAGAAAGTGAACTAGGAGATATTATGTGGTACTGGATTCAAAACTGTTTAGCATTACATTTAGATCCTAATGAAGTGATAGCAAAAAACTTTGAAAAATTAAAAGATCGTCATCCAGATGGAGAGTTTAATCCCCGATATGTGTCTGATTCAGGAGTTAGTATAAGTGGAATATAACTCATTTGAAGAAGTTATGAAATTGATTGATAAAGGTACAAAATAATGAAAGCAACTATTTGGAGCACACCAACTTGTAATTTCTGTGTTAAAGCTAAAACAACTCTAAACATACTTAAAATTGATTACGAAGAAAAGATAATTGGAAAAGAGTATACCAAAGAGCAATTTTTAGAAGCAGTGCCCAATGCCCGTACTGTTCCACAAATTTTTATTGATGATAAGTATGTAGGAGGCTATAATGAGTTATTAGATTTTTTAGAATCTGATACTAATTAAAGGAGACTCACTACTTGGGTAACGGAAATAATAACGGAAATAACGGCAAGACACAACCACTTAAAAAGGTGAGAATAGACGATCTACTGACATTCTCACCTATTACAGATAACCAAAGAAAAACATACGAAGCATATAGAGAAAATCAACACTTACTACTTCATGGCATAGCAGGAACTGGTAAAACATTTTTATCTTTATATTTAGCTCTAGAAGAAGTATTAGATCCTTCATCAGATTATAATGATATATTTATAGTAAGATCTGTAGTATCCACAAGAGATATAGGATTCTTACCGGGTGATGAACAAGAAAAGGTATCTTTATATGAAGCTCCTTACAGATCTGTCTGTGGGGAGCTTTTTGGTATAAAAGATGCTTATGATGCACTAAAACAACAAAACAATGTAAAGTTTATGAGCACATCTTTTATCAGGGGCATAACTATAAATAACGCTGTAGTGATTGTGGATGAATGTCAGAACTTGAATTTTCATGAACTTGATAGTATAATTACAAGAATAGGTAAAAACAGTAAAATTATATTTTCTGGAGATTACACACAATCTGATCTTACTAAAGAAAATGATAAAAAAGGTATTCAACATTTTATGAGAATCCTTAAATGTCTAAAGGAGTTTACTGCTATTGAATTTGGAATTGAAGATATAGTAAGAAGTGACTTTCTTAAACAGTATATCATAGCAAAGTATAATATGCAAAATGACGGAAACTATTAAAGTATTAATAGATCATATAGATCCTATTGAAGGTGTACTGGGAAATATTACTAAAACAGATCATACAGACCATGCTCTGAGAGCAGTATTTCTTAAGGATGAAGTAGATCTTGAATATTATGCTTCTGGTAGTATTATACAAGGTAACGTTTGTAGAAAACTAAGAAATTGGATTTACCCAGTTGTAATACATAATCTAACTTTTATTAATTTTTTATTTGATTGGGGAGATACAAACTATGACGTTATAGGATTATTACCGCCAGAAGTAAAAGAACAATATGATAGAGGTAGAGGTACTATATTAATTATAATATTAGAACCTATGGGCGGTTACAGAAGTACTGAAAAAGAGGTACTTATACGAATGGTAGAAAATAATCCGAGATATAAAAATGTTTTATTTCTTACTTTACACTATATTGATTCTCCTAATTTTATGTGCGTTAATATATTAGAAGATACTATGAAAGAGTGGGGTCCTAATAACTATATACAAGGTGATAAGTATAATAAATTAGAAAATTTTGATAACAGACGTTTCTGTTGTTTTTTAATGAACTATGAAGAAAGTTTAGAAAGAACAGTATTACTAGAGTATTTTATAAAAAGTAATATAACAACAAAAGGTTTTATATCTGCAAGAGACTATCCTAATAAAGAATTATTTAATAATTTAGATATTGAAAGTACACTAAATAAAGTGTCTATTAATATAGTACCTGAAGGTAACTGGGATAGAAAAGCAGAACCATTTATGAGTGAAAAGATTTATAGATCTTTTTTATTTAAAAAACCTTTTATATACGTAGGACAATACAAAAGTCTTGAGTATATAAGAAGTATTGGTTATAAGACATTTTCTCCTATCATAGATGAAAGCTATGATTATATTCATGATAATAAGAGAAGACTTGTTGTATTGTGTAAAGAGTTAGAAAGACTTATGTCTAAACCTATAGAAGAATTTAATAGCGATATGGATAAATTAACTGAAATATGTAAATACAACTATAATTTATATATAAATTATCAGAAAAAAAGTAAACAAAAATTATATACAAGGATAAATAATTTATCTGATGACTAATAATTTACATTTTATGATAGATGATATAGATAAAATTAAAGGTCCACGTCCTAATCTATTAGGTGTCAGTAATCATTGCTTATTCATAGAATCTATTTTTTCAAACTATAAAGTAAAGTACGTGCCATCTTATTATGCAGACAAAGTATCTTATAAATGGTTTTATCCTGTTGTAATTTATCAATTTTTTATGACTAGTTTTAGTGAAGGTAATAGTGGTCATCCAATACATGCACACTTACCTAAATTCGTTAAAAAAGGCATAGATAATAAGCAAGGAAAATTATTATTTATTATAGTAGAAGGAATGCAGTTAGAAGCTGTTACTTACATAGAAAGTTTTATACTTAGAAATAGAGTTATGTCTGATGATCAAGAAAATTTTATATTTATAACTCCGCATATATTAAATCATCCTCATTTTTATACTACAGACGTAAATCCTCAAGCAACAATATATGATGAAGAACATGATATAGGATTATCTGAAAATAGAGAGTATAAAAAAGATCTTAGTTTTTATGATAATACCAGTACGTTAACTAAAAGAAAATTTTGTTGTTTTTTAAGTAATTATCACGAAAGATATATTAGGGGTTTAACTGCCTGTACTTTGGAAAAAACTAATTTACTTGATGAAGGTTTTGTATCTTTAAAAAACTATGGACAAGACTTTAAAGAAACTTTAGATACTTCATTGTTAACTTCTAAGCATTTAAAGGCTGTATCCGCGTTAATAAATGAAGAATTTACTGAATTAGAATTTACAGCAACGGATAAAGTATTTGATATGTTAGACATAGAAGAAATACTACATAAATCTTTATTTAATTTTGTTATTGAAGGTTCTTATGATAAGCCTGTTAAAAGAATATATAGTGATGTAGCTGGAGCAGTACTTCATATTACAGAAAAAACATATAGAAATTTTATTTACAAAAAACCTTTTATAATATTAGGTCAAGCAGGTCAGTTAAAATTTATAAGAGAATTAGGGTATAAAACATTTTCTCCTATAATAGATGAATCCTATGATGACTGTACAGATTCTTCAAAAAGATTTTATATGGTTATGGAGCAAATGAAACAACTATGCAATAAAAGTATAGAAGAATTAGAAAAAATAATTATAGAATTAGATGATATTTTAGAACATAATTATAAAGTATATTATGATAATAAAAATAAATTACAAAAAACATTGGTGAATAAACTAAATGAATAGCATATATAAAAACTTTAATAATAACACGCTAAACTATGACCATGATTGTTATCCTTGGGATACATGGGTGTTGGAAATAATACAAGAGCTATATCCTTATGTAACCAGTCTTGAAAATATACATAACGAAGTACCAACCAGAGAACTTATACATATAACAGATATGGTACAAAGTAGACTAAGCTCTGATAAATACTCTAAAGAGTTTGATGCTTTTGCAGAAACTTATATATCACCCCTATTAGATGGTAAAAGATATTTAATTAAGAGGCGCCCAACCCTTAATTTAGTAATACCTAATCAAGAAAGACTTGGTAGAAAATTACCCTTTCATCAAGGTATATTTTATAAAAATGGTAGAGGACAAGGTACTATATGGATGCCATTAACAAAAGCATATGATACTAACTCTATGTATGTAGTATCAACCAGAGAATCAAGAAGAATTACTGCCCAGCTTATCATAAATGAGTGGGATCAGAAAACATTTGAAGATGCATGTCTAGATACTGCTTATCCAGTAGATTTAGAGGTAGGTCAGGCACACCTATTTCATCAAGAAATATTACACGGTAATGTAAATAATGAAACTAATATTACCAGAATGGCTATAGATTGGCATGTATTAGTAGAGGGAGAAGAATTTGGTGGCAGACTTCCTGGAGGGTTTTTTAGATTACCTAATGATACAGAGTATAGAGTAATAGATCACACAAATGATACTTGCGTAGGATATATAGGTAATAATACTGAATATGATAGAGATATACCACTTAATCTACAGAGAGATGCACTACGCACTTTTTGTAAAACGCATAATATACCTAACAATATGATGCAAGTTGAAAATGAATATTTACACTGGATGCCTATATTAGAAGATCTAATAGTATCAGAAGTAGATGTTATAGTTATGCATAGTATATATTCTTTACCTGATGAAATAGTTAGAAGAGAGTATTTAATAAATTTAGCTTTAACAAATAATATTACTATGTGGTTTGCTAATGAAGAGTTTTGTTTAAGCAATGAGTCTGAGAAACAAAAAATTAATACATATTTAAACTTTGGGTATAAACAGAAAGGATGGATGCCGTGGGAAACATGATATTACAAGAAACTAGTATAGACTATGATTTATCTTTTATATATAATATTGAATGGTTTAACTATAAAGATCCTTTAAAAGATATTATGACTCACCAATTAAAAGATCTGCATAAACCTTATGGAGGTATGCCTTCAAGTTATACTGATGAAAATACTATCATATATCAAAAGTTTTTAGATAAGTCAGAAATAGATTATGAAATTTTAAGTCAACAAACAAATATAGATATACATACTATATCAGTAATAAGACAAAGACCAGGAAACTGTATACCTCTACATATAGATAGATTCTATAAATTAAGACAGATTAAACCAGATGGAGAACCTGTTAGAGCTAATATCTTTATAGAAGATTGGAAAGATGGGCATATACTTCAGTTTGGAGACGAGATAAAATGGAATTGGGAAAAGAACACAGGATGGATATTTAATGAACATGTTCCTCATTTATCGGGCAATTGTGGTATGAAAGATAAATATACCTTACAACTATCAGGATTTTTTAAATAATGGCAATTAGATATACAAATCTACCAGATAATAAAAGTAAACCTTTTGGTGGAGCATACAGTGTGCATGATAGAGAGCTAACATCTTATAGAGATGAAACTATAAGAATGTTTACTGTTAATAATAACTATACAGAGAAAAATGCAGAAATAATAAAACAAGACTTTTTACAAACATATAAACAATGGATGTTTAGCTGCTTTCCAAGAGTTAATGGAGTAGAACACTATACTCATATGTGTTTTACACAAGGAACCACAGAATCTTTTGCACAGTTTTATATTAGATATAGAGATAATCATAGACTACGAATAGCAAAAGGTGAGTATTTCTATAATCAAATGATGAAATCATTATGGTATAGCGATAACTTTGCTTGGTTAGATGATGAACCTATTAAAGAAGGTGATGTAGTATTATTGAGTGTTCCTTTTGCTGATACAGGTGCAGTGCCTAGTAGTCTTGAAAAAATATTGTGTGATTGTGATAGACTAAAAGTTCCTGTTATGTTAGATTTAGCGTATCTTAACCTAGGAGTAGACATGTCATTTGATTTATCTCATCCTTGTATAGAGTATGTAGTGTCATCCCTATCTAAAGTATTTCCTATAGAGAATCATAGAGTTGGTATACGTTTACAAAAAGAACCTTTTGAAGATCAAATATATGTAATAAATGAATATAACTATAATTATATTAATTTACTAAGTGCATATCTTGGTACTGCTATGATGAAGAAATTTCCAGCTAATTATGTATTTGAGAAATACCATAGTAAACAACTTGCATTTTGTCAAAAACTTGATTTAGTACCTTCCTATTGTGTATATTTTGGTATAGACTATTCTGGACGCTTTAGAGAATATAACAGAGGCGGTAATGGAAATAGGCTATGTTTCTCAAGAATATGGGATGGAAGAATGAAGTATGACTTGTAATAATGATTGGGATGAACTACAAGAAATTATAGTAGGTACAGCTGATTATTGTAATATACCTATACCTAATATTAGTACGTTAAAATGTCAGTACCCAGAGTTCGAAGAAGAGTATATTAAATCCGTAGCAGGATTTTATCCTCAACAAATTATAGATGAACAAAATGAAGATCTTGAAGTACTGAGTAATACATTAAAGTCTTTAGGTGTAAAAGTACATAGACCAAATACACAATATGCAGAAGCCAATACGCAATCACCTACATGGAAGGGTAAAAACTGGCATTATTACTCTCCCAGAGATCTTACACTTATTATAGATGATAAAATTATAGAGACACCTTCTCCTATATGGAATAGACAATTTGAAACCTGGGGATATAGAGATATTTTTACACAAATGTTTCGTGAAGGATGTACATGGTTAAAGGCTCCTATACCTTTACTATTTGATAAAAACTACAAAGAAGATACAAACGGAGTCCCTGCATTAAATAATGAAGAGATCTTATTTGAGGCAGCTAATTGTGTACGTGTAAACGATGATATATTATATCAAATATCTAATACAGGAAATAGACTCGGTGGTGAATGGTTACAGCGTATATTAGGCAGTAAATATAAAGTTCATATAGTAGAAGGTTTATATTCATATGCACATTTAGATAGTACTATTGTACCAGTAAGAGAAGGTTTAGTATTATATAACGCAAGTAGAGTAAATATAGATAATGAACCTGAATTATTTAAATCTTGGGATAAGATTTGGATAAATGAATGTGTTGGAGAAACAACAGCACCAGCTGGATTACCTTGGGGAGCAAGTGAATGGATTGGTATGAATTTTCTTAGTGTAAACCCAAATCTTGCTATTGTAGATAAAAAACAAATAGAAATTCATGAAAAACTTAATGCTGTAGGTATCGAAACTATACCTTTAGAACTAAGGCATGATAGACTTTTAGCAGGCGGATTTCATTGTGTTACTTTAGATCTAAAAAGAAAGAGAGCCTCATAGTAGATGGCATATAATAAAAGTAAGGCTAAAGGTTCAGCTTATGAGCAAAAAATAGCTACACTATTAAGTAAAGAATTTGATGTAGAGTTTAGAAGGGTTCCATTATCTGGGGCAATAGATTATTTAAAAGGAGATATATGGACACCACATGATACTGCATGGTGGCCTTATTGTATTGAGTGTAAACATTATAAAGAGATTCAATGGAATAATCTATTAACTTCTAAAACTACTAATATATTTGGGTTTTGGGAACAAGCAGTACGAGAAGCAGAAGTAATGAAGAAGAAACCTCTATTACTATTTAGATGGGACAGATCTAAAGATTTTGCAGCATATGATGATGACACAGAAGTGGATGACTACGTAGAGATTTCATCTTTTGGGCACAAGTTTAAAATATCTAGATTAGATGAGTGGATTAAAGCAGTAAAGAAAGCTGATAAGTTACCTAAGTATAGGGAAGAGAAGTGATATAGCTATTGCTAACTTCTTTTATATTTGTTATATTTATTTATAAACACAGGAGATAAATATGACTAAATCATGGAATGATCTTGCAGATGTGCAAGAAACTGACTACTCTGACTATAATAATCTACTAATTGTTGATGCAAACAATCTATCATACAGATGGCTTCGCAGACCTAATCATGATTCTTTTGCTGATGATTTTATTCGTACTATACAATCACTTGCAAAATCTTATCAAGCTAAACGTACTATTGTATGTTTTGACTTTGGTAAGAGCTATTATCGAATGGAAATGCTTGAAGACTATAAAGGCACTCGTACAAAATCTGATGATCCAGATGAAGTAAAACGTTTTGAAGAGTTCTTTGCTGTTCTTAATGCTCTTCCTGATGATATTGATGAAGAAGTAGTAAAGTTTAGAGGAGTAGAGGCTGATGATACTCTTGCATGGATTACTCAAAATCTATCACAAAACTATAACCATACTTGGGTTGTGTCATCAGATAAGGATTTATTACAACTAATCAAAGAAGATGTATCGGTATTCAATATATTTGGGCGCAAAGAAGTTACTCTTGAATCACTACAAGAAGATCTAGAACTTACACCCGCACAGTTTATGATGTCCAGAATTATTGAAGGAGATAAAGGTGATAACATTATAGGTATTGAAGGTATCGGACCTAAGAGAGCACAAGGACTTGCTAAAGAGTATCATACTCTGGATAATCTATTGGCAGCTTTGCCATTAAAAGGTCGTGCTAAGTATATACAAAATCTAAATGCGGGTAAAGAAAGACTAATTAGAAATGAAAATCTAATTAATCTAAAGTACTGTACCGATGCTATTATGGCCGGTAAAGAAGGAGAAGAAGCTCTTGACCGACTATCGAATCTGTGAGATTGATATTGAGAAAAGTTCTACTGCTAAGTATTTAGAAAAAACATATAGCTGTGAGTGGGGATTCAATCAAGATACTAATCTTGATCCCTTCTTTCATCTTAGAGCATGTATAACTAAGCCTGTAAAAATTCCTGCAAATAAGATTATACCTATACCTACAGGAATATACCCTGCTTTAAAAAATCCTAATTTTCGCATTGAAGTTAATTCGTTTACTGACTTAGTATATGAGCAAGGATTGTCATTGGCAGATGGTGTATCTACTTTTGAATATACGTTTAGAAATGAAATATGGTTACTGATTAAAAATAATTTTGAACAAGCACAGACTATACAGCCTACTCAAAAAATTGCAACTTTTTCTGTAAACTATCGTCCTCGAATGGTAATAAATTATGTTGATCAGATAGAAGATATTGCTTGGAAAAATTCATCAGCTAAAAGTTATATTCAAAAATTAAAAAAGAAACTTAATCCAGAAGTACATGATATTAAAAAATTTGAACCTGATGTAGAATATGGAAGAGCTATAGTAGAACAATATACTCAAGGAGGTATAAGTACTTACTTAGTAGATGAGATAGATATTGATGGTACGTTAACAGCCACTCATAAAAGAAAAATAGAACAAGTAGAAGATCTTGAAGAACCAACAGGAGTAAAACCAAGTGAAAGCTAAACTAATGGGGTATACACAAGTTATGCCTGGAACCTTTATAGGTATAGATAATTTGCAAGATTTTGTAGCATACTGCGCAAGAGTATCAAATCCTACAAATCAAATGAATAGTGAAACAACCGAAAAATTAATTAAGTATCTAATCAAACATAAACATTGGTCTCCTCTTGAAATGGTATCAGCTACAATGGAAATTGAAACTACAAGAGATATTGCACGACAGCTTTTGAGACATCGCTCATTCTCTTTTCAAGAATTTTCACAACGATACGCTGATCCTGCGGATATGGGCGCTGATTATTTTGAAACATCAGAAGCTAGATTACAAGATACAAAGAATCGTCAAAATTCAATCGAAACTAATGATGAAGAACTTCAAAATATGTGGAACGTAAAACAGCGTGCTGTAATGCAAGAAGTAGAAAGAGCATATGATTGGGCTATAGAAAATGGTATTGCTAAAGAGCAGGCAAGAAAAGTATTACCAGAAGGTTTAACTTTATCCAGACTATACGTAAATGGTACTCTACGCTCTTGGGTTCATTATATTGAATTAAGAAGTGCTAATGGTACACAAAAAGAACATATGGAATTAGCACAAGCATGTGGACAAGCTATAGCAGAGGTATTTCCCTTAGCTAAGGATCTGTAATGTCCGTAGGATTTTTAACTCAATATTATAGAGGATTAGGGCACTCCCAAAGAATTAAATTTATAGCAGAGAAAACAGCCGAATATCATGATGTAATTATTATGGATCAGCTATTTCAACCCCCTTTAGAGTATAAAGTACCTCATACAGCTTTTCTTGGTAATTATAAAATACCTGATATAAATAAAGTATTTCAATTTATACAACAGGCTACTATCATAAATTTTCGTATCAATCAATTTATAAAAACTATAGAAAAATATAAAGTTAAAGTATTAGTATGTGAAGGTTTTCCTTTTTGTAGACAACAATTTGCACATGAATACTTTAGATACCTTGAAGAATGTAAAAAAAGAGGTATAAAAATTGTTATATCTGTTAGAGATTTCCCATGGGATGAGCCGCATAGTACCCAATTACAAGATTGGGTATTATACACTCAAAATATAGTATGTAAATATTATGCAGATTGTATATTAGTTCATGGGGATAAAGATATACTACCACTTATTAGTGATAGAACTAGACAGTCTAACTCTGTACAAATTATAAATGATATTAAACATATGCTTAAATATACAGGTTATGTATGTGATGAATCTCAACCTTTACATAAACAAAAAAATAATAATATTTATATTAGTACTGGTCTTAACAAAGATGAAGCAGTAATAATATTTAAAAAAATTGCAGAGATAGCACATCTATATCCTAATCATAAATTTATTATGCCTATAGCTAATAAATATAATTCTATTGGCGGTAGAAAAAATAAAAATATATATCTTGTAGAATATGTACCAGAACTACGTAATAAGTTAATAGATTGTGCTGGGTATGTAACTTATGGGGGATATAATGCAACAGTAGAAATACTAAAAAGTCAGATACCCTCTATAGTGGTACCAAGACAGAGTGGAAGGAAAATGGAACAATTTGTAAGAGCTTTTACGTTTGAGCCTTATGACTACTATAAAGTACTTACTATGCCTGAATTTGGTACTATTAAGACAGTATTAGATGAAGTAGTGGGCGGATATAAGCCACAACGTTTTAAATATGATATACAAGGTACATCTAATAGCGCCCAAATATTATCGGATATATATAATGAATTTTGAAGATATAAAAAAACAAGAAATTGCTTGGAAAGACTTGGTAGCTAAGAGTGAAATGGTTAACCTCAGACTACTAACAGAAGACGCTAAAAAAGAGTTAGAGAGAAAAATAGCTAATTTTCTAATAGCTAGAAAACAAGCTATTGCATCAGGTAACACAAGTTTTATATTTAGAGATAAAACTTATAATACAGATGAAGAAACAATTAATACTGTAATGACTGGATGGGCAAATCCAAGTAGTGTAAGTAAGCATAGAGCCTTATTAGCATATCGTAGAGCAGAAACAAATGCTTGGATATATAAAACTTTATTAGATAAAAAAAGAACCTCATTATTTAAAACATGTAAAAACTTAGTATTAGTAGGCTCAGGAATGTATCCATATTCTATGTTTGATATACAGAAAAAGTATAAACATATACAACAAGTAGGTATAGAAATAGATGAAAAAAGAGCTTCAGTAGGAAGAGAAATAGTCACTAAGTCTCCTGCAAAAGACCATATACATATAGTAACTTGTGACGGTTATGATTATGATTATAGCTATTTATTAGAAGATGATTTAGTATTTATATCTTGTGATGTAGATAATAAAAATATGATGAGTAAGATCATGGAAACGTGTAAGGCGCACATGTTTATATGTGCGCCTTATGAAAAAACTTGGTTAAGAGCTTTAGTGCAAAGTATAAAAGTTAGTAAACATCACGGAGTTATTTTTTACGCCGATTAATTTTTTTCTTTTTAGACTTAACACTCTTACGTTTTTTTGGTTTAGTGTATTTTACCTTAGACCTTTGAAAAACTTCAGGTACGATTGGCATTTAGTTTAACTGTCTTTACTGTTTGAGTAAGAGGATTCTTTACCTCTTTAACAGTAAGTTGACCGCCCGCTTTATAGTACGCTAAAGTTTTTTGCATCTCTTCAGCATCGTAAACTTCACGAAGACCATAACGATTGTCACCAATCGTTACAGCTTTTCCTGCTCTATTTTCGACACCGGAAAGTGATTTAGCCATTATTAAAACTTACTCCGGCCTTTAGCAATACTATATACGCCAGTAGGTACTTTTGCATTGTGTCCGCCAGTAGTATTTGCATTTTCTTGCATTTTTGTACCTTCAGCCATAAACTGTCTTGAAAGATTATACTCAACAGGTATTGCTGAATTAATAGGTGCATAAGGATCGGCGGCTTTACCAAGACCTTTTTTAGTGCCTTTAACGATAGTTCCGCCATCAGCACCAGCTTGGACACCAGTAGCAGCTTTTACATATTTCAATGCATTAGCATTACCAGTTACCTCTTTTTTGATCATTCCCATGATTCGTTCTCCTTTATAAAATTTTTTTAATTATTAGCTATTAGCTGACAATAGTTCTTGCAGTCACTGTTTCAGTCATGTTACCTGAGTTAGCAGCAGCATACAACAAGTCAGCAACACCAATAAGACCAGCAGCTTGACCTGATTGATTGTCAACAGGTGGATTATTCCATGCTCCTGCCATTGTAGAGCTGACAGCTGTTACATTTGAGTTACAGGCAAGACCAGCAGTACAGCTAGACCAAATATTCCTAATAGTAGTAGCAGGACCATCAGTGCCAGATACAACTGAAATAGGTGTGTGGTTTTGTATAGCTAAAGAGCTAGTAGTAAGTACACAGTCACTTACATGCATACCACAACGAGTAGTAGGTGTCTGTACGTCAATTGCAGGTACAGAGGCTGTACCATTAATAGTAAGACCAGAAATGTAGTTCTCACCACTAGAAGCTGAGCTAAGATTAATAGAGCCTGAAATGATACAAGCATTTTTTCCACCAATGCCAACGATAGTCATATTTTTCATTTCTTTGGCAGTAGAAGGCCAGGTGTGAGTACCTGGATAAATTTCAAGAGTATTTCCGCCAGCGGCAAATGCTCCTGAGTCGATATCTGCGATTGTGCTATATGTAGAGAATGGACCTCCAACGCTATAAGTAGTTCCCATAATGTTTCTCCTTTAAAGAAAATGTAGCTATTTGCTACATAAATTATTTTTTTCGAGACTTGCCTGACGCACTTAGAGCTATTGCTACTGCCTGACGTCTTTGAGCCTCTTTCTTAGTTACACCCAATTTTTTCGCTAAAGTGTTTATACCTTTAGATCGAGCCTTTGAGGGTTTTTTCATTAGCTCTTTTACATTTTTTGAGATAGTCTTTTTAGACTTACCTCGTTTAAGAGGCATTAGTTATATATCTGTAAGAAGGAGGCATCATATCATCATCTAATACTTCAGTCACTTCTTGAAACTCATCCATTATATCTTCTATAACTTCTTCTATTTCGTCACATTGGCAATCTTCCATATCACAATCATCACAAGTTGATGTTACAGGAGTATCACCAGTATCAGAACCATAAACTAAATAATCTCTAGCAGAATTAATATAAGCAGAAGATACAGCTAACTTGTTTGTCCACCAAGTAGGTAATGCAGCTTCTTCATCTGAAGGAAGAGCATTAAGTATATCTTTAGCATCTTCAATAATAGTTTGCATCATACGTTTAGATGATGCAACATCAGTATGTCCGTCTTTGTTCATAGCTTATCCTTTACAAATTAATTCTTATATGTAGAATACTTTAAATTTATGGTTATGGCAAATTTTTAAAGTTAGGCTTCTCTTACTTGGGCATTTTGACTATGTGAATCAAATAAAACTTTCTTGCCTGTAGTAAGATTTTCTTCTGTTTTTTCTATTGATGATACAATTTTACCGCACTGAGACTTACATAAGCTAAATGATCTATCATACCCTTTTAAATAATTCTGTAACTTAGTCCAATAATCATAACTTAGAATCTTTTCCAAAGGAACGTGTAATCCATTAAATAAATTTTCAAATTTAGGAGGATAGTAAAAACGAGATTGATTTTCATCATAATAATGCCCCCCTGTCCAACAACATCTAAATACTAATCCCTCTGGAGACACATACCACTTACCCCAGTTATCCCACACACATTTAATAACTCGTTCAGCTTTATCCATATTTTCTTTATTCTTTTTAGAATGTATAAATTTACCACTCTTAGGCGCAAATACATCTCTTGAAGTTTTAACAGTAGAAAAGGTATGAAAGTTATAATCTAAAGCCATTTGTCGAGCTTCTTCTACTTGGTGTTTATTGTGCTCAAATACTATATACTTCCAATGCACTTGTGCAGTATTTGCTTTAATCACTGAACAAGCATTACTAAATACATCTTCAAATTTAGTATTAATCCTATATTTAGAATGTGTATCTGCTAAACCATCCATATCAAAATTAATAATATCACGATTTGTTAATATATTTCCTACATCTGTCCAGTAATCATGTCCATGAATACCGCCATTAGTATGAATTAATATACGAGTATCATGCTCTTTAACATATGATATAATTTCACGAAACTGTTTATTCATTACAGAGTCACCAAAATTACCATTAATAACTAACCATTCTAAATTTTTAAGTAATTCTGGGTAAAATAGTTGTTTAAATTTATCTAATGTTATAGTATATTTTTTATCATTTAAATTAATACGAAGAGGTTTAACTCTATGACAAGCAGGACACTTGGCATTACATCTAAAAGTTAATTCTGTTGTAAGTTGTCTATACTTTTTCATTAGGTTGGCGGATTAAGACTTACAATCTGAACAGTCAGACCTGACGGTATAGACGCCTCTTTAAAGGTTACCTTACCTGTGTTCTTATCATATAAGTAATCATTTGTTTTAATTTGTGTAACACCGTTTATAGTAACTGTTACATTATCAATAGCTGTAGGATTACCTCCAGCAGGAGTAGCTACAAAGAAATTATTATTACCTGCACCCTCACCATCAGCGCTTGGCGAAACGTTTATAAGTTGTTTAAGACCTAATGCAACATTACCAGATACTACATTAATATTAGCATTTAACTGAGTATAAGTTATAAAGTCATTAGATTGAAAATCTGCAGTACCTCCTTTAGAATCTAATTGTGTCTGAATAGAACTGGTAGCATCTAAATATCCAAGTTCAGTAGAAGTAACTGAGGCTAATGCAGCTACTTTACCACTGGCATCAGATACAAGAGCTCTTGAAGCTGTTAAGTTACCTGTAGTAATAGTAGATACTGCGCCTGCTATATTCGCCACACGTCTTGCTTCAAGGGCTGTAGTCTCTGTCACTCCTGCAGTAAGCTGTGTCTGGACACTGGAAGATACGCCATCTAAATAACCAAGTTCTGTTGAAGTAACGTCTGAGACAGCAATTTTACCGCTTCCATCAGATACTATAGCTCTGGAAGCAGTAAGATCATCTTTATATACAGTAGATACGGCACCAGAACGATTGTCTGTGATAGCTGTATTCAAATCTGCGCCATTATATTTTACAGAAGTAGCAGTGATTTGACCCGTAATAAGATTAGCTGCACCTGTAGGACTAATAACAACATTACTATCAGGATCTCTGGTTTCTGATAAGGTAAATGATTTAGTAGACTCATCATAATAAATAGCTGCATTACCAGAAGTTCCTCTATTCATAAAGATACCTACATCAGCACTAGGTGTGCCGGTAACAGAGTTAGCAAGCATAAGAAATCTGTCTTGTATAACGGCATTAATAGTATTAGAAGTAGTAGTATCACCATTTACAACTAAATTACCTTGAATTACTAAGTCATCACCCATAGTAACTTGACCAGTAAAGTTTTTAGTACCTGCTATTATACCTGCTATATTAGCTTCGGCTGCATCTACATTTGCTTTAACAGAGTTAGTATTAGTAACACCAGCAGTAAGTTGGGTTTGTATAGATGAGGTAGCATCTACATATCCTAATTCAGTAGATGTAACAGAAGCTAATGCAGCTATTTTACCACTACCATCAGATACAAGAGCTCTTGAAGCTGTTAAATCAGAAGTAACTACTGTAGATATTGCTCCAGCAATATTAGCTACTCTTCTAGCTTCAACAGAAGTAACGTTTGCTACAATATCAGCACCATTTGAGCTTACTGAATCAAATTGAGTTTGTATAGTACCTGTTGTACCACCTAAATATTCTAAAACAGTAGTACTAACAGCACTTACTGCTACCTTGCCTCCAGTACTAATTAATGCTCTATCAGCAGTAAGGTCTGCAGTAGTTATAGTAGATACAGCACCTGCTTGATTAGCATTTCGTCTTGCTTCAAGGGCTGTTACATTAGCAGATACTGTATTTATATTTGCAACTAAACTTGTTGCACTGGCCGTAGCATCTAAAGCACTTGCAGGAATAGATGCTATTCCGTATAAGCGTGCTGTTAAAGATCCATTAGCCATTTTATCGGTAGTAACCGCATTTGACCCTAAAACTGTTGATGTTATGCGTGTTAGCGCCATATTAACTCCTTAAATATTAATCATCGTCAAGCTGCTCAAAAAATTCTGTTAAAAAATCTACTGTTTCTAATGATGTATTATTAAATTTTTCTTTTATTCTACCTGTCAGAGTATTATCAGAACTACTTACAACAGTTTCATTAGAAGTATTATCATTTGATATTTCTTCAAAAAATTCTGCTAAGAAATCTTTTTGCTCAAGAGGTTCTGAATCTCCTTCTTCAAAAAATTCTTTTATAAAATCCTCAACCTGCTCATCAATTGTAGGAGGTTTTAGTAGTTCATCATATATCTCTAATACACATACTTTTTCAGTTAAGTCTTTGATCCAGTCAATTAATTCTTGATCGAGTGGTTCAATTTTACCTATCCATTGTCTCTCGCTTGTAAAGTTTAAACCTCTCTGCTCATAATAAATACCTATAATTGGTCCCGAAACCAGTTCTTCTATTTTTGGTTCTTTTTCAATTATTTTACTAAAAGGAAAAGCCCTAGTTATTAATGGGCCTTTCGTATTTTCTTCTATTTTTCTGTATTCAAAAAATACACAGCTTTGATCCATCTCATCTATGTAAAATTTTATATATTCCATATTTTCCCTCTTATGTTTTAATTATGTATCTTGCTACTGCATGTGGTATTACTGCAGTATGAGTGTGGGCGGCAGCTGTAACACCTGTCACACATGTTAGACCCCCAGCATCTTTAACACCTGTTGAAGCAGAAGCTGTAGTAGTATTTATAGTTGTAGTAGTTGATCCAGTAGTAATAGTACCCCCACTAGCAAATGTTCCTGCGCCTGGTCCAAGTGCATGAGAGGAGGACTCTCCTATCATAACTTTATTCTCAAAGTTAGGTATATTAAAAGTAGAAGAACCATTTCCTGCACCATAAGTAGTTCCTAATATAGCAAACAATTCAGAATATGTGGTTCTACTAATAGCGGTTCCAACACATTCTAACCAACCAGCAGGTACAGCTCCTGCCATAGCTACTATAGTACCTGCAGGTACTAAAGGTACTGGAGTATCTGTGCCTCCTAAAATTGCAGACTGTAACAGTACGTTAGAAGCTATAGGAGCGTAACCCCCATTTTGTTTTACTATGCTGAGACCTAAATGATGTAATTGATTGTGACTACCATTACCAATTTGGTTAGGTTCAAAAGCTAAGGACAGATTAGATGTAGCATTAGAGCCTGCTAATACTATAGCACTATTAGACCCTGCTCCTATACCAGATATGGCAAGTTGTGCGTGTTGTACACCTGTAACTTCTGGAAACCATGTACCTCCACCTCCAGCTGCAGTAGATACTATCTCAATATCATTAGTTTTAATATTACGAACAGCAAGATTGATTTTATCAGAAGTAACCCCAGAGGTAGCTATCATAGTATTTACAATACTTAAAGCACCAGGAGTACCAATGTCTAAAAAAGATCCTATAGAAGCAGTATTACTGGTTTTTAAATATAACCGACTGGCTGACTGTGCAGCGCCTTCTTGTACTGTTACTACTAATTCTCCAATATCATAATGTGAAACATTAGAAGTTAACGCTGGTAAGCCATTTTCTATGCGATGTCCTATACCTACTCTAGTAAAGTTACCACCAATATGAGAGCTCTTCTTAGTGGTAGAATCAGAGATAAATAATGCATTAACATTTGCATTAGCAAATTGCATCATAGCACCATCAGGTATATCAGTAGCTACACCACTTGCAACAATATTTACAGTTGAAAGAGCTGCTGAGCTTCTAAAATTTGTAAGCAAAGAGCGCATGGAGTTATTAAATTGAGTTCTAGCAGCATTAAGTGATGTACCTGCAGTTGGCTCAATATAGGTGTTTGAATCGGTTAATGCCATTTATACTCCTGTTGCTGTCATCATTACAGACATACCATTTGATGTGTCGCCAGTAGAACCATCACTTCTTAATACTTTATAAGTAACTGACTGATTAGACGCTGCGGTAGTAACTACAGTGTGAGGTGCATGTATATCCTCATTTAACATTGCATAACTTATTACGGGTCTGGTTAAAAACCCTGAGTCAACCATACTAATAGTTTTAGTAGTTGCATTATATGCTGTAGTATCTGTAAAGGTAACTGTATCTTTCTCTATAGTATACCTAAATTTATCAATTGTAAAGTCAAATTCATCAGGCAGATCATTTTGCACAATAAATTTTAATTGAAATTGTCTAAAAGTTCTACTACCAGCTTGATAAGTTTGAAAACCATCATTTACTGCAGAACCTACAAACTGAGAAATATCTGCGTTACCTTCCGATGCACCTGTAGATCCATTAATATTTGCAGCATAAAGTTGTGCGTTAGCGGCAGTTGTAGTTCTAATTTGTGTTTGAGCTTTTATTGCACCTAAACTACCGGCATATGTATCACCAGTACCTGAATCAGAATACTGTCTAAGATTAACTAATTTATAATTACTGGCTGCAGTAGTTACATTACCAAGAGCATTACTTCCAGTACTATCACCATTTGAATGAAAGGTTTGGCCTAATCTAATTTCATCAGCATCTATCAAACCTGCAATTAACGAATAAGAATTGGAATTAGCATAATCACCTTGATCTAATACACCTGAAGAAGTATAAGTACCAAAACCACCAGAGTTAAGAGCAGCGGTTGTTGATGCATCAGTATATAATTGTACACTGGTAGCGTTTACTCGATTAACATATAGTTCTCTATTATTTATTTCAGTCATGCCTTCTACATCATGAATAATAATTCTATTGCCATTAACCAGTCCATGCTCGCTACCTGAAGTAGTAACTACTGCAGGACTGGCTTTTGTTATAGCAGAGATACTTATAACATTACCTACATACTGACCATCATTCCATATAGCATAGACATTACCAGACTCACCACCACTCATCCAAGTCTGATTATTAGAATCAAATCGAGGACTTACTACAGAACTATTAGAAAAACCTAATACAGTACCTATACCACCAAAACTTGCATCTTTTAGAACACCAACAGTACCGGAAGCATCAGTAACACCTGTTAATATAGATTCTTTAGCACTATTGTAATTTGTTTGAACAGATTGAGTACCTTCAATTTCTACGTATATAGCACCTGTCACAGTACTACCAAAATCTCTAATTTGAGTTATATATTCTCCAGAGCCTGCTGCTAATAAGTCAGAAGCAGAAGACGTAGCAGACCAACCACTGGAAGTACCATTAGCGTTGTCAGTAGCAGTACTCGGACCACTTAAAGGAGAAGGTCTAACAGCAAAAGCTAATCCTCCTGTAGTACTTTGAGAAAAAGAAGGAAAGTTAGTTTCTCCATTATTAGTATTTACTATATTAGTAAAGTTAGTTGAAGGATCATCTTCATTATAAGCAGCAACTACGGTACTTCTAATAGGACGACTGGTAGTGAGAGTAATACCTACAACAGACTCACTAAAATTACCACTTGTATCTCTGGTTCTTGCTAAGTAAGTAAATTCTCCATAAGTATCAATAGGTATTGACTTACGGGCAGTACCTGCTGAAATAGTAACTAAGTCCGCCGCTGCAACAAAATTATCTATAGTTGCGTCAATAGCGCCTGGTAAGCGTTTTACAATTACTTCTTTAAGATCAAGATCTGCTAATTCTCCATCAGTGGTACGTGCATAAGACCATAACAAAGTAATTTGGTCAATTTGCTGACCTCCAGTAAAGTTAAATATATTTGCAGGTTTAGCAGTTTTACCTATAATAGATTTAGTTACAGTAGCTTGTAAACCTCTTATATCTTTATTTAAAGGTACAATTCTAAATATTATATTTCTGGTATCACTTGTTAAACCTCTGTTTATTCCATTTACTGTAAATCTAATTTTATTATCACTATCTAACCCAGATGCAGGAACTTTAACAGTATTAAAAGATGTTAAATCTGTACCACCATCATCTACACCCACATCATCTACTGAATCCATTCTATAAGATATTTCGTAGTCAGTTACATTCTGTTGAAAAATATGGTCAAATTGTATAGTAGCTCTTACAGCAACACCACCTGTCTGTTCCCTATATAAAGATTCTACTATAGTAGCATTTCTTACTTTTTGTATAGGTATATTGTCTATATGAATAAACTTAGTATTAAAAGCACTGGTTCTACCACCTCTTGTTTTGTTTCTAGCTCTTAGTGCTGTAGTACCTTGTAGTAAGCCAGGTATAATTTGATCCTTAGTTAAGAATAGTTGTTCAAAATCTGAACCGATTTGTAAATTATATACTCGGTTATTTGCTAAACTAAATTTGCCAGGAAAAGTATCTCTATCATAGTCTAAAGTAGCTGTACCTCCTGATATATTGCCTAAAAATCCTGTGGGATCAGAAGATATGTTAGTAAAGAATAAACCACCTAAATTAGCTTTAGGAGAAGCAGCTAATTTTATTTTATATATATTATTAGCAGTTAGTGCTGTATTAGACAAACTGGATGCAGGATCATAAGTACATTCTATTACACTAAATACATTAGAAGTAGCTGCTTGTACATTATCACCTCTCTCAATAATAGGGACACTATAGTAATCTACTTCAGCTCTGAATGCAGTGTCTGTAGAACCTTTAGTATAAACTATTGTAGCATTTACTGCAGGATTAGTGTGATTAACTGTAAATTGTCCCGCAGTTTTTTGTTCTCCATCAATAAATAGTCTAACAAAAGCTGCGTCACGAGGCCTAACAGGTAAATCAATTGTAATACTATCAGAAACACTATCATTTATTTCTCCAGATTGTACATGAGTAAACTCAGAACCTGATACATAAAAAGTATTATTATTATAATGTCTAGAGTCAAGTAGTTGATTTATTGTTACGTAAAAAGGAGCTGGAGGTATCTTACTAAGAAGGGTTTCATCATCAGTTCTAGTATTATCAATTTTTATAGTATCAGTAGCTACTGTATGGCCTACTATAGTACGACTAAGTGCTGTGACAATTGGCGCAAAACCTACAAAATTTAATAATCCTTGTGCAGATACATTCTGATTAACAGGTATACTAATTTGGTCTTCACCTTTTAGAGCACCAAACACACTATTATCATTAGCATCTAATACATTACATTGAAAATTATCATCAAATACTTGTCCAAAACCTTGTACTGTTAGAGATATGTTACCATCAACGGTACCACCAATAGTATCTGTATTTTCAATAGCAGTGCATAGTAGTTTTATCTCTCCTGCAGGACTTGTAAAACCGTTTTTACCTACAAGTGTAGCAGTAGCAGGAGCACCTACTAATACATTTGCATCTACTACTTGTATAGTATTAACATCACCTACTACTATATTATTTGCTACTAAAGATCCTCCAGTAGGTTTAGATATTTCATATTCAGTTACATAACTAATACCAAAACCTAATCTATCAGTATTTACTTGTATTAATCCGTCTACAGCTACAGAACCGTCAGATCTTGTCCTAGGACTTGCAATAAACTTAAATTGAGGTACAGGAGGAACAGTTAGTGAGGATTGAATATCTGTATATGCAGTAGGTTTATAATCAATAAATTTATCTGAGTCTACGTACACATTAGATATGTATTCAACGGCAGATATAGATACTTCTTCATCATCTGTTTCTCTTGTAAGTTGCGTAACTTTAAATAATTTATCGCTCTTAGAAGTATAAAAATTATCAGGATTATCTATTTCACCAAATGTCCATAGATCTCCGGCTTCTGGTTTATTATTTGCAGTAAAAGCTGTATAAGCATCCCAACTTTTAGTAATTGGATTAAATCTTTCAATAGGATTAACAATAGCTTGGTCAAACCCAGAGGTAACATTATCAGTAGTACTTAGTGTAAAATTAGAATTAGATACTAAGTATAAGTCTATTCTGTCGCTTTTTACTTTTATAATACGAAGAGCTAAAGGACTGGTGTTAGATGATCCAAAATTACTTGCACTAAGAGACGGTACAGTATAGTGTTCTAAGAATACATTAGTATTATTAGGTGTCACAACTGAATCAGCTCTTACCTTACCTCCAAAACCATAAGCTACTCCAGAAGCTTGTTGTGCTACGGAGATTACGTCACCAGGAACTAATTGCAAAGCATCTGTACCTGTAGTAAAAGTAGTTGTTCTTTTTAAATATCTTGAAGCAGCTATCTGATATTGAGCAAATCGTAGAGCTTGACTTCTTCGAGTTACACCTACTAAGTCTAAGGAAGTTATATTTTCTATTTCAGTTTGTGTTATTCCATCATTACTACCTAACTGATCAATACGTACAGTTTCTCGTTTATAGTGATTAGTAGGATCAACATAGCTTACATCTACACCAGTTAAAATATCGCTCTCTTTATTACCGGAAATAATAAAAGTATTTTCTTTCATAGTAGCTTCATTAAATACCATAACAGGAGTTTCATCAGGAAGATCACAAGCAAGAGTAATTTTACCATGAGCATATAATACTGCTCCTCTAAAACTTGCTGCTAAGCTATTAATAGTATCAAAAGATTCAGCTTGATCAGCAATAATAAGATCTAAAGTAAATCTTCTTTCTTTAATAACTGTACCTTGGGCAACTCCTAACTGTCTTTCTCTATTTGATGTAAAAGTACCTCTGGCTTTACTTCTAAAAGTTCCGTCAGCTAAACCATCTACTCCTATGAAATTACCCGTAGTGTAGTCACAAGCATCACAGAATTGTGCTATCTGATAAAACCTATACTTATCTATATTTTCTTCAGGTACTCCTAGACCATAAGTTTTGTTTGTAAGTAGATCATATATAATCCATACAGGATTTTGTGACCATGAATATACAAAAGTACCGTCCCAAGTACCATTATATATGTTAATAGTAGAACTAGTTTGTACAGAAGATCCTGTTTGTTGCATATAGTAACCAGCAGTAGCTGAACTTTCTGCTCCTGTAGCAGGTACTTCTATATGTCTCCAATCAATTTCTCCGGTTGATAAAGTAGGTTGATTATAATTAGAAGGTACTTTATGTATTAAACCTTTAACTAAAGATGTAAAAGTAGGTATACCATTATGCTCATCTGTTGCTTTTAATGCATAACCTATATGAGCAGTTCTTGGATAAGATTGTGGAGAATTTTCTATTTCATTCCAACCCTGTATACTTACATCATCAGTAGTACCTGAACTTGTACCATCTCCAGAAGTTTTTCTAATAGAAAATCTGTAACCATTTACATTCTTACTAGCTTCAGGTATTTGTATTTTAATGCTAAATTTAAATGCTACAGTAGTTTTACCGCTAATAGTTCTACTGGCAGTAGCTATAGTAGTAGTACCTGTATGGTCAAATACAGTTATAGCTACTGATAAACTATGGCTTAATACATCACCTTTATCAGTTATTCTTTGTAAACCTCCAATAGCAAAATTAAAAGATATAGCATCCCAATCTTTTGAGGATGTTTCTTGTAAAGTTACCTGAGATGCAGGTATACCTCCGCCACCACTTCTCAAAGTAACAGGAGAAGCAAAATTTTGAGGAGTAGTAACTGTCTCACCAAATACATCTAATCTATTTTGTGTTGTAGTACCTGTATTAGATAATATTTTAAACTTAGACGTATTTTCTAAACCATTCCCATCTAAATTTATTAGATCATCAATAGTATTATCACCTAATTCTACATCTTGAGGACCATTAGGATTAATTCTGTATAACGGACCCTCACCTAACCCCACTACTACAAATAAAATATCAGTAGAAAATAAACTTTGTGGATGCTCGATAGGAGTATGCGGTTCAGCTCCTCCACCTTTACCGCCTTTAGCTCCTTGTATCTGTGGAACAGAAAAAGTAGAATAATTAGTAAAGTTTCTAAACGCCATCGAATTGTCCTCCTACACTAATAGGGTCACCACTACCATGATCAATAGAACTTATATAACCACTTAAAAACTGACCACCTACTCGTGTTTGTCCATATATTAAAGCAATAGGAGTACCGCTTGTAGAACTATTAGTAAGTCCTCCAAACATACCATTTTCTCTTACTGTAGATTCAGTCTGTTTACTTGCTCTTTTTGCAGGAGATTTAGTCATCAAAGAAGTAACAGCAGCCATAGCTAAATTAAGGCCCATAGTTTGCATAAAACTTAAACCAGTAGCTGCACTTGCACCTACATTTACTGCGCCCAATTGGGGTATAGCATTTAAAGGAGCACCAGCGCTAAACATAGATCCAAGACTGCTGCCTACTGAACCTAAAAGAGCAGGATTCATAACTACAACAGCTATAGCAAATATCATAAACATTTTTCTACCAGATTTACCACCTCCACCACATATAGTAGGCACTAAATGTACAGTCTCACCTTCTTTAAATTTTTTAATATATAGCATTTCATCAGTAATTTCTTGTAAATTACCGTCTAATAAATTAAAACAATCATCAGACTTTCCTGATGCTATATCCACCATATGTTTGGAAAATTTATGATGCACACCTCTAAGATAGCCTATAATGTCTAAAGCACTATAAGCATCAAAAGTATATATCTTTTCACTAAAAAATTTATTATAAGCTGAGTGTATCTTAAGATTAATTAACAAGATGTTCTTCCTTAAACTCATCAAACATGAGTGCATCTACATTAGAGTCTAGCCAATATAGAAAAAATTTATTATTAAATCCTACCAGAAATTTATATTCTTGGAAAGCAGCACTTACTTTATCTTCTTTACTTGGTAGGGGATTTTCGTCTCCTGGGTGTGAATGAAAGATTCCCCATATATTTTCATCATATTTAACTAAAGCTGCAGGATCTAATATAAAAGTATCCTTTGGAAAAGGAGAGGTGTTCTTACATGGTATATAAGTAAAGTCATTCGTTATAATACCTACACACTCTCTAGGATAATCTTGCATACTATGTGCGTTCATATCTTCTTTTAGTTTTGTAAATCTTTCCATCTATATATCCCTGTAGTATATTGTTTATAGTAGTTTCCATAAGGAGCAATCCAACTTTTATGTTTTATCATAGTTTGTAAAATTTTACCTCTATCTACATATAAAGCACAATGATTAGTAACATTAGTAGATCCTAAACTCATGGTTATAACATCAAACGGTTTAGGATCTTTTACTTTTATCCAGCCGTATTCATCCGTTGCTGCGCGTTCAAAAAGTTTTTCTTGTGTTTTGCTGTACCAATCTTCATCTATAATTTTACAAAAATAATCTGTAGTATAGGGAATATTAATATTTAGTTCTTCTAAGTACACTAATTTACAGAGATTAAAACAATCAATCCCTGTTTCTATATCATTACCTAAATGTAAATATGGAAAATCTTTATATTTGTTGTACCAAATTGTCATGTCTATAAATCGCATGTATGCTCTCTACCCAATAATCGGATAAAGTTTCCACACGCGAAATTCCCCCTTCTTCGATGTGTAGCATTTTGGAAGCCATTAAATACATACCAAAATGAATTATTAAATTTGTTTTTTCTGATCTAAATGCTATTACATCATAATCTTTAGCATTTGTCAAACTTACTTTTTTAGCACATTGAGCTGCCCAATTATCAATACTAACTGTAGTAAATTCTTTAATCCAATGTTTAGATAGGGGGTATTCTGGTAAAGAAAATTGTAAATTTAACTTACTATCGTAAAATCTCTTAATTAATGTTATGCAATTTATGTCATCATATGAATGACGTAAGCCTATAAAGTCTTGTACCATGTAGCAAATTCCGGAAAAGTATCAGTAAAAGATTCTCTACGTAGAGAATCAAGTCTTTCTGTTTCTATTTTAAAATCGTGCAATAAATTACTGTCATCGCTACTGGTCATATAAGATAGCCAATGTTTAATTTGTTGTAAATCTTCAAAAGTCAGTATAGAAGAGTATTCATTAACAAATTTTTTATACATAGAAATCATTTGTTGTTTAGATTCTTTAGGTAAACAAGTAATTTTTTGATGTGGCGGCTCAGACTGAGTAGTTCCATAGAAATGAATGTTATTACGTTTACACCATAGAATAAGATCAGGCATAGAACTAATACTATAAATATTTATAACAGAACTTACAGTAGTTATATTATCTTTAAAAAGTTTAGTATGCTCCTCAAACTTAGACCATGATAAACCTTTTCTTGCATATTCAGCACGTTTACCATATCCTTCTACACTTGGCCATACAGATACTTTTTTAAAATTAGACCAGAGAGTTTTTAAATCATATTTTTTAAACTTAGAATAACTAAGATTAGTGTTATAACTAAGATTTACATTTGCTGCATAACCAGAATCTATAATAAGTTCAAGCATTTTATAGTGACCTTGCTGCACAAAAGGCTCTCCTCCAGCAAAATATACATCTTGTAGCTCAGGAATAAATTTAGGCACATCTACCCAAAAATTATCATTATTGCTATAATGATCAATTGTTTTAGACCACCCAGACGAAGTAGTATCTGCATACCAACTTGTAGAAGCTCCTGGCCCACACATTCTACATTTAAAATTGCATAAGTTTCCAAATCTAATATCTAAATAAGTAGGATTAGAATCTAAACTACCATCTTTATTTGTTTTATATTGTAATGGAGCTAATTTATTAAATCGTTGATTAGCTTTTAATCTGTTACTATCACTACCTTGTTTTTCTTTTTTATAACAAGCAGATATACATTCTGGAGGTATCTTATTTTTTATAAAATCAAGTCGTGCTTTTTTGTAGGCATCACCATTCCAAATGTCACCTAAAGATTCGTTATGCGTACCAACTATAGTAGTTATGGGTGTATACTCAGCATGACAACAAAGATAAAAGTTTCCACTTATACTACCGAATAAATGTATCCAAGGTAGTATACAACCTTTTATTTTATTGTTTTGGAATGGTACGTCCTGTTGCAGGGAAACCTCCAAAATGTATAGAATTATTTCTTAAGGTACAAGCTAATATGTTTTTACCGCATATGTCACCTTCTGGTCCTGAAGCAGTTTTATTGTCTACACCTATAGGATTTGTATTAGCAGTAAGAGAGGTACCAGGTATAGTACCACCTGCTGGTCCTGGGTACTGACACTCTTCACCTTTATATTTCCATTGACACGTATTTTTATAGTATTTACGTCTGGGAGTTACTTGTTTAAAATATTGTAACCAAGATACTAATCCAAAAGTGCCTGTAACATCATTTAAGGATTCAAGTTGATCTATTTTAAATCTATCTTCAATATAAGACTCACTATCTGCCTCTGCATTAATAATAAAAATTTGATCTCCTACAACAGTATTAGCTTCTAAGGCGTTGTTAAGAAATAAAAATCTATTTTCTTGTATACTTTGTATAGTACCAGAAGTAGATCCTTTTGAGGATCTGACAACATCTCCTACTCTATAAGGCATAGCATTATATACTTCTACCACATTTGAACTTACATATCTAACAGAACTATGCTCCGGCCAAACATCTAAAAAATTAGCAAAGGTAGTTGTTATGTTTACTACTGCTCCAGATAAATCTCTGGTATCATTTTTTTGTATCTGCCAAGTGCCATTAACAAATTCTGTCTGTTCTTTTGTAAAAGAAGCATTAGCTTGTCCATAAGCACCTACCACAGTAGTACTAAATGCTAACCCATTTGCTCTCGCTCTTGTTAAAGTATCAAAAGCTACATCACCTATGCTACCCACATCTGCAGGATCAGCATTTATAGTTCTTGGATCTATACCATGTACAGGAGCACTATTTACATAAGCTATACAAGAGTTAGATATGTTATTTCCTAATAGATAAGGATTTTCAACTAAAGTGCTTATGATATTATCTACGTTAAATACTGTTAAGGTAAGTTCATTAATTTTACCATCAGTACCTTGACTAATACTTGATATATCAACAGGATAAGGTACAAAAGAAGTTCCACCATAAGTTACATTATAATTTAGATCTGATACTAAATCTCCTGCTATATCTGCAAATCTTAAAGGAAAATCTACAGGCCAAGCCCTACCTTCTCCATTTTCTGTAGGATTACCATTAGGATCAGGAGGAAACCACTCACCAGGATAGTATACTTCATACATTCTAATAATAGGATTTTGGGTAAAAGCATTTTTTGCAGCAATAAAAGAACTTGGAGCTTGGGATGCTATAGTAGTAGTAGCAGTAGTAGTTAAACTGGCAAATATATTTGATTGAAAAGGAAGACTAAGAGTGTTTATTGATCCGTTTGCAGTACCACTTATAACAGCAGATTTAGAGGTAATAGTTTCGCTATTATGAAACTCTTGCATAACATTATTTAATTTTACTTTTATCTGTTTACTAACAACATCTACATTAGCAATAAAACCTACAGTAGCACTTGTAGAACCTACTATAGAGTTGCCAGGTACAAAATTAGTAGCATCAGCTACTGTAAGAATAGTATCATAATTTCTAGCAGTCATTAGTCATATGTCTCTTGCAATTTAAAGGAAACAGTAAAAAAATTATCAATTAACTGAGTACCTGATGATAAAACTTGAGTTATAGCTAAGTCTCCATCAAATCTTGTAGTAATTGTACCACTTTCATTTAGGTGTGACAAGTCAAAACTAAAAGATTCAAATTCTCCACTTCGTGCATTATAAAAGTTTTCAATTGCAGTTCTTTCTACTCCAGAGACATTAGTATATTGTAAAGTATAAGATCTAAGAGGTCTTCTAGATTTTAATCTTCTTTTCTCATACCCAGCAGTAGATTTAAATTTTGCTACATCAAATTTCTTAGAAAAGTTAAATCCACTATCAGGTTTTCTATCTGCCATAGAAGTAAATCTTCCTTGCTCAGAAGTAGCTTGTTCAAATACTCTAATAGATAAAGTATCATTAACATCAGCAGCGCCTAAAGGAGCTCCTCCTATAATAGTTGCAGTAGTAGCAGGGACCGGTATAGTTGCAGTTCTAAATTTAGCTACCTTTGATATTCTAAGATATTCTATCTTACCTTTATATCTTTCTTGACTGGCTTGAGACCCTCCTGTGACATTGTTGTTTGCTCCTATATTTAAACGACTATTAAAAGCTGAGACAGGAGGATTATAGTTAACTGATTTTACTAAAGTATCAGCTACATAAAGTCTTAAATTAGCAGTAGTCTTATCATAAGATACAGCAACATTATAACTACTTCCTCCATTGCAGTTACCACCATATGCTTCAACTATAGAACCACCATGATTTACTATAAAGCCTATAGTAGCATTAGTACCTACGGTTCTTAAAAAGTAGTACTCATCACTATTTTGTTGACAGGCAAGTAAAGTTTGATTAGCACTCATCTGAGTTCCTGCATCAGGAGTTATAATAGTTTCAAAAGTAAAAGATGTTTCTTCTCCTACATTAAAATCAGTACTTGCAGGTATACTAAGTTGTGTAGCCCCCGCTAATACTATATTACTACCACTATAACTGGCAGAACCTGTATTTAAACCAATGGTATGAGGATTATCTGAACTATCTGTTAAATTATCTGCAAAATTAGCTAATAACTTAACAGCAGCATTATCACCTATATCTATCCCGTCATTACCTAATGTAACAGAAGGATAAGTATACGCTCCAGGTTGTTGAAATACACCCCCTACGTAAACCATAAAGTCACTGGTATTATCTACATTAGAGTTAAAAGGAAGAGACCAAAATTCTTGCGAACCATTAACAGTATATGTATTACCATTAACAGCTAAAGCAGAACTATTATAATCAACTACTTTTACACTTGGAAAACTTCTAAGTACTCTAAATCTACTAGGAAGACTAATAGTTTTTACAACTAAGGTAGTAGCATTAGGAGCTACTCCAAAAGTTATTTTAGTACCATCACTGGATAAATTATACGCAGTAGTATCTTGTGTAACACCATCTTGAGTTACCACAGCTGCTGCTTTAGTAGTTATAGTACTGGGTAATGCAAATTCTACAGTACTTCCTGTATTGTTATAAGTAGTTGTACCTATAACAGAAAAAGCAGTTATATCTGCAGTAGCGTCTGATGGGTATGTAGCCATTCTATTTCCTTATCCACTTCTAAGAGCTTTTCTAATAGGACCATTAGTACTTAAATCTCTCATTACAACATCAATTACAATTTTATCTGTATCTATTTTAGGTGGCCCCTGTTGTGCTGCTTCTTTGGGTGCTCCATTATTAACAATATTAAATTCTACATTGCCCATACCTGCAGCTCCAGTAGCATTCATTTTTCCTAATGCAGAACCCCCTATAGATTTAGCAGCTGTTTTACGAATTACAAACTCACCAGGCTCTAACATAGCAGGTACACGATCACGAAGTGCATTTACTTCACCACCGGCAGCCATATTACGAACAGTACCACCTGTAACACCGCCAAAGAAAGCCATCTTACCAAAGCTACCCATTAAAGAGTCAGTTACAGAATCGGTTATAGGATCAATAACACTTGCTTTAAGTATTTTTTGTTGAATATCAAATAACATATTGATAAATAAATCACCAATACCTTCTATAAGTGGTTTGCCTTCTTGTAAATTGGTTAGAAACTTCATCATAGCATTACCTAAAGTGTCAGATATACCAAAGGCCAGATCTTTTCCTAGTTGAACCATGCGTTTTTTCTGGCTTATGTCAAACTCAGCAGCTTCTTTAGCTAATCTATATGCTTCTTTAGCTACTGCTGCTTCAACACCTAAAGCACCCATTTTTTCATCAAAAGCTTGTTTTACCGCTTGATCTTCAAGGTCTAAGTTCTCTAATTTTTTGGCAATCATCTCGGCTTGTTTTTGTGCTTCCTGCTCTAAAAACGTAGTTTCTGCATCTTCCATAGACGTTTTTAATGCGTCAAGGTTTTTAAGCTGTGCAAACTGACTCTCTAATCTTTTTTGATTAGATAGACGAGCGGCTTCGTCATCAGTTGCGACTGTTGACGCAGTAGTTCTCTTGCTTTCTTCAGTTTGTGATACAATTGATCTTTGTTTGGCAAAAAATCCTGATTCTTCATTTAACATTTTATCAATAAATGTTAAAGCATCTTTAGTAGGGTCTATTTTACTACCTTCAACAGGCTTATAAGTAATATCTAGTGCTTTAGCTAATCCTTCAGTTATCTCAGCATATCTTGTTAAAAATTTGTCATCAGCTTCTATTCTAAATTTTAATAGAGCAAATTCTTTTTCCTGTTGATCAATTGCAAATATCTTAGAATCTTTTTCCAATCTTGCTTGCTCAATTGCAATAGCTTTTCTACTTATAATAGCCTGTTTTTCGTCTGCAACTTTTTGAATTTCTAAAGCTTTTCTTGCTATAGCCTGTTGTCTTTCAGCTCTTATAATTTCTAAATTATCTGCTCTACGCAATCGTCTAAGAGTCTCCATAGCTTCTTGATTTGATTTTTCTGCAAGCAGAGCATCTCTGCGTTCTTGTATCTCTTCTTTTGCTTGTTTAAACTCTTCTGCTGCCACGGCGGCTCTACCTCCTATAGAGGCTAACTCTGCATCTCTTTCAGCTTTCATTACTGCTATTCTACCATCTAATATTTCTTGTGTAGTAGATAGTGATCTTTCTTCAATGATAGTAGCAGCTTCTTCAGCTCTCATTACCATAAGAGATCCTGCACCCGATGCTGCATCTGCTTTAGCTTGCACAGCACCCATACGCATACCTCTTTCAATAGAAGCAGCCTCATTTTCAAGAGCTACTCGTTGTTCTGCTAATTTTACACGACGTTGTTCTTGACTTATTAAGGCGTCAAGAGCAGTTTGAGCTTGTTTCATACGACTAATGCCTACATCACCTCCAGCAAATCCTAAGTTTTGACCTTCAGTTGATAGTCTATTTGTTAAAACAGGTTCTTTTATAAAATCACCGGCCATTTCTCCCTTAGCAGCAGTACCAACTTGTAGTCCAAGTTGTTGGGCAGCATTTTTCTTACGTAAGCCAGATTGTCTTACTACTTCTGCATTTTGCGCTTTTAATATTGTAAGTTGAGCTCCCATAACTGTAGTTCTTTGTTGTTCTTGGGCAAGTCGTTCTTTACTAGTCAATAACAGTTTTACAGACTCTTGAAAAGAAGATTTAGCTATTAATAATAGATTTTGCCCTAATGATTTAAACTCTGATTCTCTAGCTTCTCTTTTTCGTTCGGTTTCACCCATCCTTTCAAGTACTTCAAATCTTTCTTGTAATATTAAAAAATTAGCTCTTTGAAATTTTAGTTGCTCCATTTGACTTGTAGCAATCTTATTACTCGCCACATCAATTGCACCCGTATTTCCCATCTCGTCTATAAAAGTGCTAACACCTGAGAACTGTTTATTTAACGAAAGAAATAATTTTTCTTGTGCTATGAACAGTTCAGTTGTGTTTTTTAATCTTTCTTCAATATATTCTAAGCCGTTACCTATAGCAATTACATATTGTGCTGCCTGTTCTGCCTGTTCTTCAGTAAATATTCCAACCTGTCCACTACTAATTAACTGATTGTTCTCCGCTTGTGCCTCCTTAATTATAGTCTGTGCCTGTTTTATACGATCAGTAATTATGCCTAAGAGCTCACCAGCGTTTTCTTGGCTGATAGTGTCAGTAGCCAATCCAGTAAATATTTCTTGTACCTTATTAAAAGAATCTGATGAAGCGTCTGCAGCTTGTATAAAAGCTTTACTACCTTTAGTATATTTATCAAACTCATCTCTAACTAGCTGAAGACCTTGTAGTTGCCTTGCATATATAGCGCCGTCTACCTCAAACTGATTACTTAAATCAGAAAAAGGACTTGTTAACTGTGAGGCTGTCGTACTTGAGTCTACTTTTCTAAACAGCTCTTGTGCTATAAACTCATCATCATCTATATTAAACTGACCTTTAATAAATGCTTTAGATAATGCAGTGGTTAAACCTTCTACTTCTTCTTTTGCTTTTCCTATAAATTTAGAAAAGTTTGTAAAATCTACACTTAAAGTTTGAATACCTGCAAGAGCAGCTATTTGAGCGTTTAAAGCAATAAGTTTATCTTTGAGTGCATCTACCTCATCTTTAGCATCATTAAGACCTCCTTGAGTAAAAAAACCAAAATTAACTGGATTATTCAAAGTACTGAACACACCTTTTGCAATTTGTGAATTTAAAAAGCCTATAGTTCGAGACGCCTCTAAAGCATCTTCCTGTAAATCATCTAAAGTTGATGCTACATTGCCAGCAGTTCTTTCACTAGGATCTAATCCAGCTTCATCTAATATTCTACCCATTTCTGCATATTTACTGCCTTGAAGATCTATTAAACCATTTATTTCTTCTAGTCCAGCTTTTTGCTGTCTTGATTCTGCAGTAATGTCTCTGTAAAAATCTAATACCTTTTGATATAAATCTATATCAAAGAAAAATTTAAAAGCTGCTTGTAAAGCAACAGCTGCTATAATTAAATAGTTTATACCAGCTAATGCAAGGTTAACAAATCCAGCAAGAAAACCGGCAGCAGTAGCGGCACCTCTTAATCCTAGAGTTAGAATATTTGCTCCTTTACCTGCTAAAGCAATTTGATCTTTAACTACTCTAAGGCTCATACCTAAAGCTCTGCTTCTTGCTGCAGATTGTCTTAATTTTCTATTTAGACTAGTTGCATCTGCATTTGCTTGCTTCATAAGCAATTTTATATCTTTTCTTTCTTTCTTTTCAGCTTGTAATGCTTTTACAATTTTGGGTTGAGCCTGTTGAGCCTGACCTAAACTTAAGGGACCAGCAGCTATATCTTTTTTAAACTGAGAACCAAAAGCCCTATTACTACCAGTTAATGCTCCTGCTCCTACAAAAGCTTTGGAAGCTGCTGCAGTTCTTGCCTGCATAGCAGTAGCACTAGTACTAACAGCAGCCATTGAAGCTGCTACCCCATTTAAACTTGCTGTAAGAGTTGTCAAACCTCCTGTAACAAAAACAGTTACAGCGGTTGTTAGTTTTCCAAATACTAAAGCTCCTATAGATCCTACTAAAATTAATTGGTTACCTAAACTATCATTTAAAAAATCTGCTAAAGGAGCTAAAGCATCAGCTATTAATCCTCCAGCAACAACGGCTATATTAGTAAAAGTAGCAACTAACTGTTCAAAAGATTTTTGAGTGGAGTCTCCCGCTAAAGTAATATCTTTAAAAGCTTGAGTACCGTCTTTCAAAACTCCATTTGCAAAAGCTTGTCTTTTTTCATAATTTGTTAATTGAGAAGCAGATTTACCTATAGCAATAGCATAATCATTTACAGCAGGCTCTATACGAGTAAAAATACCTAATTCATCTAAAAGTTCTGGTTCAAGTTTAATAACACCTCTAGTTATACGTTGAAAAGAATCATTTAAATCTCTACCTAATGTTTTAGAAGCTTTTGTAGCTACTTCTGCTAATCCTCTCAACTGTTCTCTTCCAAAGCCGGCTGAAAGAGCAATGTTAGCTGATCGAGCAGCTTCTACTATAGAAAGCTGCCCGTCAGTCACTGTTTGAAGATCTTTTATAATAGCTTGAGCACTTGTGCCAAGCGCAGCAGCAAGTTGTTCAGTACCTCTAATAGTTGTTTGAAATTTTGCTGCAGCATTCAGTGCCTCAAAAGCGGCACTAATAGCAAATACGTTTGCAGCAGCAGCTGCATATACACCAACTAATCCACCTAGTCCTTGAGCCTGGGATGAAAAAGAACGTCCAGCAGAGGCAGAACCTTGGCCAAGTCGAGTCTGAGCCTTACCAATAGACTCAGTCTCTTCTCTAACTTTTCTAGCACCTCTACTTGTAAACTGTGTATCAATAGTATTTTTAATAGTTGCCAACGATTACCCCTTTTTTAGACTTCTGCTTTGTTGCTTAGATTGCTGTGAATAGTATTTTCCTAACAGCGACTCAGCTTCTTTTAATAATTCAAATACCGAACGTCTATCATCAATTTCATAAATATCCATAATAGCACTTAGACCACTATAGTCTTTTCCCATCCATGTACCATTCATACCTTCGAATATATCAGGAAGAGCATTTAAAACTGTTAGAGCTTGTTGACACTCTAAAGATAGGTTGGAGCCGTCT